CATTTTGTCCAACAAGTCCGCAGTGTGTTCCAACTTGTGAAAAGGCAAACGTAAATGGTTGACCAACAAAACGTTGTGTAAATAAAGCTGTATCAGTCCACACATAGATTGCATCTCTACCACGAATAGCTCCTCTGATCTGTGATCCGTCGGCCAGTCTTTGTGTGCCGGCTGTATTGGTTGCTGTGGGTGTGTATGTATTAATATCTTCTTGATCAGAGAATCTAATAAACATATCATCTTGTGTTGATGTATCTCCAATAGTTGTTTCTGTGCCAAAGAATACTAAGTGACGATCTGGTGTAGATACAACCATATGTCTCGATGCAGTAGGTGCACCAGTTATAATTACAGCTCTAGTTTCAGTAGCATTTGATAACGCCGAGTTCCATTCAAATACAGCGCTATCATGTATTAAACAAATTGCTTTGTCACCAAAATTATCAATGGACCACATACCTGGTTCTAATACCAAGTCACCAGATGCTGCCTCACCCCATGCAACAAAATCTGATGAACTCGTAACCGTAGCACCATCAGAGTGTCCTGATCTAGTAGAGTTTCTAACGGCTCTTGTAATACCTGTTAAATTATTTCCAGAAACCCCTGTATAAGAAATTTCTTCATTACCCACTTGAATAAAGTTTGTACCTGAACTTGGAAATTGTGAAGCATCGGTTAAAGTAATAGATGTTCCTGATCCACCTGTTCCTGCGGTATCATCTAACAATGCTCCATTTAAAGTTGTAGTTAAAGCAGATGTATCTTCTCCACCCCAAGATCCCAATCCATAACCAAAACCTTTTGCTTGCACCGCTGGTCCAACAGGATAATAATGTTGAACTCGTATGCCACCTGAAGTTGTTGCACCAGATCCTGATTCATTTGATGGCATTGTAATTGTAATAGTTGTTGCATTTGGAACCGTTGTAACCATAAATTTTTTATCATCAAAATCAGACGAACTAAAATTAGATCCTGTGATTGTAGAAAAATTATCTAATAATATAATGTCTTGTGGGCCTATACCATGAGATGTGCTAAAAGTTATTGTAACGGTCGGTGATCCGTTGGTCGTGGTGAATGCACTTGTCAACGTTGTTGTAGATTTAATAGGGTGTATATCATAAAATACACCACCAGAAAAAGCGTATAGTATTCTATTAGTTCCTATAATTGAATATTTTCTTGATAAGCTATTTATAAATTGGTGAAGTCCTCTACCCGCACCTGTTAATTCATTAGATCCTGTGCCACCTAATTGATTCCAACCACCTATTTTTTCAGGTGTACCATATCTAAATCTAACATTATCACAATCTACCCATTGACCCTCTGCTGTGGTTTCGGATATTTGTTTGTTTATACCTGGCTGAAATCCTATTTTTTGTAGCATATCAGGATTATATTATAGATTTTTATTAAAATCTATGGATTATTTTTCTTCTAATTTAATGTGTTCATGATCAAAAGATTCAACATTAAGAGTTTCTTCAGGTAGATACTCATGAATTTCAGCAGCTAATTTTACTAGATGATTACCAATTTGTTTTAAACTAAGAGCAGTTATTTCAAAATACCCTTTATCATTTAGTATTTTTATTTCTTCATCAGTGAACACAATACGACCAGAGCCATCTCTTTTATTCTGCATAATTTTCATTTATATTATCTCCTTTATGATTTGCGTATTTTCCATTTGCGTCAACATAATGCAAAAAAACTTGCATGTGATAATCTCCTTCATAAGGTTCTCGCCAATGATCTATATCACAACCTCTATATATAACACCATCTCCTGGTTTCAAATCAATTTTTTTACCATCCATATAAATTGGCCAATCATGTTTTCCATCTGATCCAATAAAAACAGTAACACTAATTTCACAAGAAGGTCTATCTTTATGCTTTTTTAAATCAGCACCATAAGTATAACATCTCCAAAAAGTATATGTTTCGTGTAATTGTAAATTAATATTTTTTTCTAATATTTTCTTTTTACTTTTTAAAAACACTTGCATTAAAGAATCTTTATAAAACCTAGTATCACCACAATTATTTTGCACTTCATCAAAACTATCTCTATTTGTAAGATGTCTTTGTATACAATACTCATGAGCAATTTTTAATTCACTTTTATTAAAAAGTTTAGGTATTATTTTATATTTCCAATTTAAGTCAGCCATGATACAATCGCATAACGCGTTCCTTTCGTAACCGGTGATACAGAATGTGGGTACATAAAATTAGATGGCCATATTACACATCTACCGGGTGATGGTTCTATTGTTTGGTATATTTCTTTAGTAATTGGATCATGAAAATTTAACTCTCCACCTTCATAATCATTATTTAAAAATATAATTACACTTAAAGTTCTAGGAATTGAAGCATGATGATCTGAATGAATAGTATAAAAACCACCCTTTTTATATTTTAAAATTTCTACTGATGCTATGACCGTGGCCTCAGTGCTACATTCTTTATTATATTTATGAAATAAATTAGAAATAACACGACGCACATAATGACCCCAATGCACCGTGCTTAAACTACCATCGTTAACATCTAAACTATATGCCTCTGTGTTTCTAATATTTTTTTGTATATTAATTTTTTTTCCATCTCCATCTCCTATAGTTCCTGCATCTTTAAATTTTAGTTTATTTGAGGCATATTTTACTAAACTAGCTACTCTTTCAATTTTAAAATCCTCATCATATATTTTTATAAATTTATCTATTTCCATGATTTTTTATCCCAAAAAAAATTTTTGTATGTATAAATTAATTTACCTAATACAGATAGTTCACTAACTTCTTTTTCTTGTGTGTCCTCTTTTATTTGCATTTTCCAACCTTGTCTTTTAAATGGTATTATTTGAACGTATGGAGTTCCTTGTTCAATAATTGTTTCTAAAACAGGATACTTATCACCATTTAATACAATTGGAAAATTAATGTAATTAGGAAAAGTGTCTGTGTCAACTATTCCAGATATAATTTCAAATCTATCGTCTCTATTATTTAAAGGAGGTATAAATAAACACGAGTATCCTGAAGGTGTTTTAATTCTAAAAGGATTAGCTATTTTATAAAAATTTAAATTACTGTTTTTTTCAATAAAAGGACACCCTCCTTTTTTTCCACCTAATTGTTCTATGTCGTGTGTATTTAAAATATTTTTGTTTAAATTTAATTTTAAATTATCTATAAATTGTTGTTGATCTCCATACGAAAATTTAAAAGCAGAATCCTTTTTATCGCCGTGTGTAAAATTATGATGGACATAAAGATCTTGGGGCATTTTTAAAATATATCCAGCAGACAGAGAATCTAAAACAGGAATGCAACCTTTTATAGTTCTTCGTTTATGGTCGTGTTTTAATTTTTTAAACCAGTCTGGTATATTTTGAACTGCTTTTATCGGAAAAGTATTTTCAAGAATGGGTTTAGTTTTTTTAGGATATAAAAATTCTATTATATTATCTTTCATAGTTCTAAACTAAAATATATATCTTTATTTTAATAAGTAAAGTTTTTTATAAACATTTAAAGTTAACATATTTACCAGCTTCTTTACATATAGTGTAAAGACTATCTGTTGGATATGTTAAACTTGATGCATCTAAATTAGTTACAAAATCAAGAGCGCCTGTTAGTTTACTTATTTGAGAATGATTTGATTTATTATTTATGTATTTTAACAATACTTCTTTATATTGATCTATTTGAATTTGCATTTTTTCTTGAGATTCTGATTGATCTTCTTCCCCATGATCAACAAATGAACAATTTTCATTGTTCACCATTAGTTCTTTAGAGCCATTTAAAAAAGCGTCGTATTCTTCATCTGTTATATTAACCACAGAAACTTGATCAGGATGTCCTTGATGAATTAATTCTAAATCACCGTCTGTTTTTGCGGCTTTAATAAAAGTAGTTTCAGACTTAATTTCATCAGATTTAAAAACTAAATAAGCCATTATATTAACCTATATCCTCATAAATAACGATACTGCCATCTCTTCCTTCTCGTCCATTAACAGGTGCCGGGAATTGTGGTCCAAATCCTTGTCTACCAGCTGTTCCTGCTATTTTTAATCTACTATCATCCAAAAAAGCTGGCAAGTTTCCACCACTTTGCGTACCTTGAAGTGCAACCACGGGAGCAAGAGAGTTCGCCTCTTCTTGAACTAATTTTCCCTCGTGAGAAAAATGACCTCCAGTAATTTCAGCAATAGTGTTACCATTAATATAAGCAACGGTATGATTTTGTAATGTTCCAGGAGTTCCATCACTTCCAGGAGTACCACCCCCACCATTTCCACCATTTGCAACTAAATTAGTATTAAAACTAGAAGCTGTTCCGGCTGATCCAGGATTTCCTCCAGGACCTGTATTTGTTCCTCCAGCACCTCCCGCACCTACCGTGAAGGGAACAGAAAAAGGTTGAGACACAGGTACATTAAAAAAACCAAATCCACCAAATCCACCATCTTTTCCAGTTTGATAGGGATTGGCTCCGCCTCCACCACCTCCACCACCACTCATATATAAGTGAAGTTTAGTTGTAGTTGGTTGAGCGGTAAAAGTAGTAGTTCCATTTGTTCCACGAGCAAAAGTTTTTACCATGTTGGCTGCGCCAGCGCCAGAACTTGCAGCTACAATTCTTCCAGATGAATCAACTGTGATGTTTGATGCTGTAAAACTTCCTACTGCTGGTTTAATTATTCTAGGCATTAATTATCTTTCCTCCTTAAAATTAATCAACCATCTCTACGTATGAAACATGAAAAGCTAAATCGTTTGCAGCTCCAGCTGTAACAGCTATAATGTCTGTTTCATCTAAATAGATAGGTC